TTTTGAAACATGAGCTTAAATCTATTTTCTTGCCAAGCATATGGCACTTTCTTTTTTCTTAGTAGTATATGCCAGTCTGCGCTGGAAAGAATTTTAACCGCCATAATTAAATATTTTGTTTAAGTTTCCTTGAAAAGTAAAAGAACCAACATGATTAAGCTTAGTATTAGGGTCTACCCATATTTTACCCCCTAAAGCTTGCCATCTCCTACAAAAAGTATAGTCCTCAGATAAATACCTATTATCTTTAGGATCATGTATTGTATCAAATAGAGAATAGCAGTACTTATTAAACTTTGGATCTATAGAGCTATCGTTCTTATAAAATAAATCTGGATAGGCTTCAAACATAGCTTTAACTACTTCTTTTTTTACTATAAAAAATCCTGTAGAAGCATCTAACACTTCTACAGCGCCATCTGAACTAGCTACTTTTTTAGTTTCTCTATTTTCAAACTTTAAATTTATAGCATACTCAGCCCCAAAAGTTGCAGGGTCTTCTTCTTTTCTTTCTACTGCTCTACTAACTCCTCCCCAGTCTACTGTTTTCTTTGGGTAGGCTGCAGCAGTTATATTCTTATTCATAGCTAACATTCTTAATACTGAATCCGCCTCGAATTCTATGTCAGCATCAATAAACATTAAATGGGTAGCCGACTCATCTGCCATAAACATAGCTGTTAATATATTTCTAGCTCTAGTTACTAAGCTTTCATTTCTTAAGGTTGTAATTCTAAAATTAATACCGTTTTGAATCATAGCTTGAGATAGCTTAAACATACTTAAAAAATATTGATCTGTAACCATTCCTCCATAACAGGGGGTAGCAAAGAATATATTCATTTTTTTAAGCTCTTCAGAGTCTAACTTTACTTGTTGAGGCCCTACCTGATTAAAATATGCTTTTCCGTCTTCAGGTATTTTTACCCCTTCTAAAGAGGGATTACCTATTCCCTTAGGAGTAGATAGTTCTTTAAAAGCTTTAGCATCGATAGATGTTTCTGATTGAGATTCTTTAGGTTTGTTATTAGCCTCAGAAGAAGTTTTAGGGGAGCTGGAAGGCTCCCCTTTACTACCTGAGTACTCAGATAATTTTCTTTTAGTCATTAAATATCTTCCATTCTTTCATCATCGTCTACTCTTAAATCAGCAGCTACTGCTTCTGAAAAATAGGCGGTATTACGAAGTAAAAATTCTTTTTGAGCTTCATAGGTTGGACGTTTGAAGATTTTCTCTAGCTCAAAAAGTTCAGCATTTTTTTCTTCTTCTGTAAGAGGTACAGTTCTTCTAGAAGGGATACAAGTATATTTTACATTCATAACTTGTGGTCCAGTTTTTTCTTTCTTGATAGTAATGTCATATCCTTCTTCTGTGTCTGAAGGATTACCGTACTCTGGGTTCATAGCATAATCTAAGATTTGTCTATAAATAGTAGGTTTAAGATCGAATAGCTTAATAGCACCATCTTTTCTATCTACTGCATTACATACATAAGAGAATACAGGTTTATCTTGATAAATATCAGGATCAATTTCTTTTACAGGATCAATGCCTTCCTGCTCTTGAAAGGTTTCATTTTCTCTTACGAAACTTAGACACTCGATAGGAGTTCTTTTACCTTCGTTATTGGTTACCCAATAAACAAAACGAGGCATCACGTCTCCAATTAATCTAAGTTTATTTTCTCCTTCTGTGAGCTTAATACGCTCAATATTTCTATTCCCCCCGCTATTATTTGCAGGTTGTACTTTTAAGTTTGTCCATTGTAAGGCCATATTATTTCTCCAATATAAGTTTTATTTTCCGATCAGAATGGTTTATAAGAGGATTTTTATGATATTTTGTATCTACAAAATAATCAGGCAAAAATCTATTTTTATTATCTAAACTTCTCTGACCAAGGATATGTAGGTAATCGCTTTTGATATTACTAGGAAGAGAATAGTGTAACCATGAACCGTTTGTCATATAACACTGAGGCTCTTCTATTGTAAATCTAGAGACGATTTTATCAGGATATTTATCAAAATATCCTTTAGTAATAAGAAATTGTGGAAAGTTATCTATTTTTAACTTTTCTTTTAAGTTATAAAAGTTATTAGATATTATTTTATTAGGTCCTATAGCTACAGCAAAGGTTAATAAAACTTCTGCATCTTTAATATTTTTAGCAGCTTTTTTTATTTCTAATATATTTAATAGTATACGCTTCATGAGACCTGCTGTCAATATTAATTTGAATTTATATGAAATTGTTGCTTATCATACCATTGTAATCTTTTTTCTTGCATGTTTTTTACTATAGGTCCTCGTAGCCAAAAGTCTACAATGAGAGGAAATTTCTTTTCCTCGTGTTCTCTTACTATCCTACCTATTCTCTGTTCTAGTTTAGCATAGTTATTTTGAGGACAGGTAAAGAATATAGTATCTAATCTATGACAAGATATTCCTTCATCAAATATTTTTGTACTTAGTATAGCAGTAATAGACTTACCAGCATTTTCTAATATATATTCTCTATCCGAATTTTTAGTTGCGCCTACTAAAAGCCTAGACCCTTCTAACTTTTCGTGTATACCGTTGAGCATATCAATTCGTTCACTTACTATTAATATACATCTACCTAGTGCTATTTTTCTTCTAGCGGTATCGCATATTAAATCTATATAGTTATCGTTTCTTGCTAAAGTATTTAAAGCTAGTGCCCAGTCTCTAGCAGGATTTCTTATTCTAAAATTAATATCTGTACGTACAACCTCTACGGAGGGGGTAAGACGTGCTTTATCTATTGCAGTTATTCTGTTAGGACCAAAGTAGTCAGATAATACTATATGCATACCATCTTTTCTAGTTGGGGTAGCAGATAAGGCTATTTTAGTTCTGGCACTTAACCCATTGACTACTTTGCTAAACATTTCAGCAGGGCATAAATGTGCTTCATCTACTAACACTACTTCAAAATTATTTTTTAGCGTGTCTAGATGATTTATAAGAGTTTTATATATAGCTACTGTAATATCTTTTACCTGTAGTTTACCATCGCCAATAAACCCTATATCTTCTCCAGGTATTAATTCTTTTAAAGAGTCATACCACTGATATGCTAATAGTTTAGTATGTACTATAATAACAGTAGGTTTAGAATTATTAGCTATCAAATAACAACCAAGAAAAGTTTTACCCCAACCACAAGGAGCTTTTATAAGACCGTTATACAGTCTTTCATTTTTATATATTTTATTAGCTACTTGTTGCTGTTCTGTTTTTAGCTTACCTTTAAATTTCCAATTTCTTCTATTAAAAAGAGGTCTATTATCTACCACATTTTTAAAGTCTATTTTATAAAAAGACCCTGAAGGTATAGAATGAGTATATTCTCCTTCTTCAGGAAATTGAAAAGTAGTAGCAAATTCATCACCTATTTTATAGTGAAAATGATCATAAAATATATCATCTACTTCTTGTTCTAAATCTTCTTTTTTGAAATAGATTTTATCTGAGATTGTAGCATTTTTTAAAACAAATTTAGTATAGCTCATAATCTTATTCTATCCTTTTTATTATAGAAAGCGCTAAATTCATAAATATGCCAACAAAAATCTATGTAGACTAATCCCGCCCATAAGTTTTTTAAATTTTCAATATTAAGTAAAAATTTAGGTAGCTCAAAAGGGTGACTTATATCTTCTACCCAAAAAGCAGTTTCTTTTACTTTTATTATTTTTCTATAACTCATTTTATAGTGCTTATAGTAGTTATCAAAGTAGTGGGTATTTAAATTACTATCATAACCCCATTTACTTTTACTAAGAAGTAGCGCACTTAAATTTGTACAAGTATAATCGTATTTTATAGTATAGTTATTAACACTATTTAAGTACTCTAACCTCTTTAAGTAGTTATTATCAGACATATTATCCCAGCTATCTACTAATAGTAAACTATCAGAAGAGATAAAATCCTTTTTAATAAATAACTTTTTATCTCTAAATATCTCATCTACAGGAGAATTTTTTAAAGTAAATATAGGATATTTTATATTATAAAACTTACTTCTCATAGCCTCTTAGTCTTAACCAATTATTTAGTCTGCTGTTATGCTTATAGTTTTTTTCAGATATATAGTTTTTAAAGTCTGTGTGTTCTAGATTAATGTGATTATGATGATACATAGTGATAGGATCTTGCTCACCGATAGGTAACTTATTCGATATTAGTATATTCTTTTGTATACTATTACTATCAGATAACTCATCTAATATATAATTAGGCAGCAGTAAATTTAAATATCTAACTATTTTGTAAATGGCTCTATCTATATTTAATATATCATACTCATATCTAAGACTGAGTACTTTTAAATCTTCTTTTATAGCTTTATCAAATACTAAGTGATCATAGTCTAGTAAAAAGTCAAACCAATCTTTAAAAGTATTTACATTAAATTGCTTATAGGACCACTCACAAAATTCTTCTTCCGTTAAGTTTCTTTTTCTCATAATAGAAGCAGTTATAGATCTTAAATCTCTATAGGAATATATATTAAAATCTGTAGAGCACACAGGATATGTTATCCATTTCTCATGACACTTTTTTACATTTGTAACTATAAATCTATTATTGATTAACTGTTTACAGATATTAAAAGAAACAGTAGTGCCGCTTCTATAAAGCCCGTTTACATATATCATCGATAGTCTTTAAGCTCCCCCCAACTAGGACCTACTTCAATATCTACCTTAATAGGCTTGCCCTCAATAAACACACCTCTATCTTTTTGTAAGTTCAAAGCTAAGTTATCTGCGTAAATATCTATATAGTCTTCTCTAACCTCCGCAATAGTAGAATCATGTACTGTAGCAAAAATTCTAATATTATCTTGATACTGGTTATCTTGTACCCATTTAACAGTATCTACAATACCCAGTAAGTTAATATCTGACGCAACACTTTGAATTAAAAAGTTAAGACCGGACCGCTCTGCATGAGCAGCTACCCCTCTAGAATCAGCTCCTGCTTCTGGAAGACGTCTTTTACGTCCGAATGCGCTATAAGTAAAATGATTTTCTTTAATAAAAGAAATATTACCATCAATCCATCTTTTTAAATCTTTTGCTTGAGTAAAATACAACTTGATAAAGCGCTTAGCTTCTTCAATAGATACATTAGCAGTTTCTGCAATTTTAGAAGGTCCAGCACCATATAAAATACCAAAGGTAATAGCTTTTGCATTTTGTCTTTCAGCAGCATATAAATTTTTTACTTCATCAATCTCACAAGGAAGTTTAAACATGCTATGAGCTACGTAAGAGTGAAAATCTAATTCTTCTACAAAAGCTCGCTGTAAAAAAGAGTCTTCAGCTAGTGCAGCAGCCACATATACTTCTGCTGTTCCTAAATCCGCTTGTACTATTTTAAATCCTGGAGAGGCTTTAAAAAACTTTTTAATACCTGAGTCTTTATCTCTAGGAAGATTTTGGTAATTAAGAACTCCAGAAGATGATAGACGTCCTGCAGCAGTTCCAATAATGTTAAAGCTAGAACGAAGTCTATTATCTGCGTCTACTCCGTTCTTAATATTTTTAATATAAGTTGTAGAAAGTTTTACTTTCTTACGGAGATCAAGGATAGCATCTGCAAGAGGATTGTTCATTTCAGAAAGTACTTCTGCGTCTGTAGATTTAGCACCTGTTGCAGTCTTCTTAGTAGAAGGAAGCTTTAATATGTTAAATAGCACCTCTCGTAGATGAAAAGTACTGTTAGGGTTAAAAGTCTTTTTTTCTTGTTCCTCAAAAATTTTAATAGCAGGGTGCATGGATATTTCAGCCATACACTCTTCAATATCAATTTTAAAATCTTCTTCAATATCAGTTAGTACTTGAAGCTCAATAGGGCCTCCAGTATCTTCTAAATACATAAGAGCCTCAGTAGCAGGTTTTAATAATTCTTTGTATACATAAGAAAATTTAGAGTTCTTATCTATTAAAGGTTTAAACTTATCATAAAGCTGAAAAGTAGCATCAGCGTCTTTACAAGCATAAGGAGATAAAATATCTAAAGGTAGCATACCATAGTTAAAATCTGCCAGTAAGATTTTATTTTTTCTACAAAACTCTTTCTTGTAGTCATGTAAATCTTTGTCATAATCTCCTAAGTCAGTGAATTTCATAGCTAGTTGTTTTAGACCATGAGAGCCTACCGTTTCATCTAAACAATAGTGCATAAGAATAGTATCTTCAAACTTTGGAAACTCAAACTTCAATGCTTGATACATAAATTGTACATCAAACTTAGCATTATGTAGTACAATAGTTTTATCTATAAACATTTGTTTTACTTCGTCATAGAACTCTTCTACCACATCACAAGCTACAAAAATACCTTGATGAGACCGGGCAGACATAGCTATACCAATAATAGAACCTTTTCTAGCAGATAGCGCAGTAGTTTCAATATCTACAACTAAAGTATCGGCTTTTTTAAACTGCTCTAGGTAAGGCAAAAACTCTTCTGAAGTACTAATATAAGCGTAGTCTTTTTCGTATACTAAAGGCTGCTCTCCTGCTAGAACACTTCTTACTTTGTCAAAACATTTTTGCAGCTCTAATCTGTACTGAGGTTTAATAGATAGCATATTAGGATCAATAATAGGTATATACTTTTCTTCTACTATCTGACCTGCATACTTAAGTATGCCTGTAAGTCCTGAAGTATATTTTAAAGATTCTGCCCCTACAGGACAGATAATATCATACTCATCTAGCGTAGTTAAATCTAGATCTACATTTTTCTTTAGAATTTTTTCCAAAGGTTCAGAGGATAGGTATTTTACTTCAAAATCAATTCCTTTAGAGAAAGATTTTAATTTTGATACTGTATCTGCTTTTAAAGGACTACTAATAACTAACGCTACTTTTAAATCTTTACTCATACTCTTCTCCAAATAATTTCATTAATTCTGATTTACTTAAGTCTCCAGCATCTCTACCTTCAGGGGGTTGAACAATAATAGTTTCTATGTCCCTAGCTTCTAGCAGTGCAGTAATATTTTCTGCAGCTTTATTGCCGCTTATATCATTATCCATAAATATAGTAACCCTGGTACACCCTAAGTTATCTATCATAGATGCTTTTTCCTTACGAAAATTGTTTGTTCCAAAAATACAAACTGTATTTTTATACCCGTGTTGCCATAAGTTTAACATATCAAATAAGCCTTCAACAAGTATTAAGTGACTTTTATCTGTTATTTTGTCTATAGGAAATAATAAATCACTAGTAGAAGCGTTTGAGGGTTTTCTCATATATCTTGGACTCTGTGTTTTTACATTTAATATTTTATACCTTCCTTCTATAAACCTAAGCTTTCCTTGTTGATAGATAGGAAAACATAAATAGTCTACTAATCCTAGTTGTCCAGTAGTAAAACTTTCAAACTCTTTCATTACAGAGCCGCTTACGCCTTTAAAGTCTAGAGTAAAGTTTATCTTATCTGAAGGCAATATTATGTCCATTCCAAAAAACTTAGAATGAAGTTTATTTTTTAGTTTTTTAATCTTATAAGTCTGTTTAGTTTCTATCTCTACAGAAGAATCTTCTCCAATAGCTTTTAGCAGTTTTTTATAGCTTCCTCCAAACCCACAAGAAAAACAATTAAATACGTTTTTATCTAAGTTAAATCTCATACTAGGGTTAGAGTCTTCGTGCAGACCACTAACACATTTAATAAGAATTTCTTCACTATGGTTAGGATTATTTGCGTACTCAATTTGTTTCTTATCTAATATAGAGTATATATCATGCATTAACCTAAATCCCTGCCTTGCTCTTTACTATCGTCTCCGTACTTGTTTAGTATTCTTCCACCAATAGCTTTAGACTTATTGGAGTCTATTCGTAGACAGTCCCAATCCATGTGCACATTAAACTTTATAGCTTTACCGTTTCTAATCTTAGCTACTTCAAAAGGCAAAGCAGTAGGATCTTCCGATAAGTCACTAGGCATAAATCTAAAACTTTTATCAGCACTATCAAGAACGCCTTTAGCAAATCTAGCTTCTCCTGATGCATCAATTTGATATGGAGATATCATAATAACTTTATACTTTCTTGCAAGAGTTTTTAGAGAGTCAGATATATTAATTTGACTTTTCCAATCCATACGGTCTTCAACTTTTACAATATTTAAGTAGTCAATAACACACATTTTAATATCATGCTTAGTAGTCATCATATTTAGATAGTGATCTATTCTAGCCAGACTTAATTGTACGTCATCAATAATATGGAAACGATTATCTTTAAAAGGGACAACACCTCTTTTAAGTTCTTGATCAAAATTATTAAAGCTACCAGAGGTTAATAAATTACTGTATATAGAGTCAGATGCCTCACCTGGTTTATAAAAAGTATCTAATTTACTTTTAGCTATAGAAAACTTTTGGTCTTTAGTTAAATTATTAAGCATAAAGTCACTAAAAGGTACTCCACTAATCATACTCATAAGACGATAGTATACTTCTACGTATCGCATCTCAATACTCATGAACATTACAGAATTATTAAGTAGGAAGTTATTTAAAGCCATATTTAGAGTAATAATAGATTTACCTGAGCCTCTTCTACCCCCAAAAAGTACTAGTTCTTCTAAGCCGAAACCTCCATTTGCAGCATCAAAGTCCGCACTTAGACCACTAGGAAACATAACAAAATTATCTTCTTGAGGTACTGTTTCAATAGTTGCTACATCAAACAGTTCTTCTCCTTCTGGAATAAATTTTTGTACAGACAGTACATGTTCTTGTATTTTGTCTATGATCTCAGTTTGTTCTAAATTCTCTAAGTCATCTATAAATTTATCAATAAAACCAATAGTCTCTTCTCTTATATAATAATCTTGTAATTGAGAAGAAATGAAGTTAGAGTCAATAGAAGTTTCACCTTCTAAAGTAATATCTATCAATTCTGAACGTAAGTAAGCTTTTGAGCTTTCTTGCTTTTGTATTTCATAGAACTCCTGCATAGAAGGAATTCTTAAGTTTTTAGTATAGAAATTGTTAATTTTTCTAAACAGCACAAGATTATTACCTGTGAAATATTTATTCACAAGTTTATTGAAAAAATCAGGGCTCTGAGTTGTTAATAGCCTTTTCAAGGCCAACTTTTGTAAATCTACTGACATCTATTTTTTAATTACCGGAAATAATTCATGACGAGGAACAAACATTCTTTGGTGAGAGTAATCACCTTCTATCCATAAAAGATAGCTTTCTCTTCCATAGTCCTCAATGTGTTTTAATACAGATTTAATATGATTTTTTAAAGAAGGAAGTTTCCAAGTTACTCCGTCTTCTAAAATCCAATAAATATTAAAGTGTACGTCTTCTACAGGTTCTTTGTGCTTCTTATAATCAAAAGGAGTAAGCTCTACATATTTCTGTACTCCTTGCTGTAAATATTCTATGTATTCTTCATCCATAGTTTTTTCTATGACAGCAAAACAATTAGTAGGAGCATGAAATACTTTATCCCCCTTAGAAAATCTAATATCTAAGTCTTGAATAACATGATCTGTTTGAGCTGGAGCACTCTTTTTTCTAGAACGAATAGGCACTCCTAGTTCTAGTAAAAAAGATTTTACTTTTTGAGAAGATATATAATTTCTCTTTGCTATGCCGCTTACGCTATCTCCATCTTGATAGTCTTTAGCCATAGTAGTTTTTTCTGCATTAGTAAACTCTTTAGTTTTAGCAGCTTTTTTAAGTCGAAGAGTTCTCTCTTCTTTTTCTAAAAAGTCATTAATAATATTATCTAATCTTTTAGTGTTATATGCGATACCTAAATGTTCACAAATAGCCTTCTTAGTTTTTTTACTTTTAATCATCCAAAGAGCTTGACGTATTTTTGCTTCTGGAATTTCTATATTTTTAATAACCATTTAAGCCTCCATATTAACTTAATACCAGTATATAGCATAGAAGGCCTAAGTGTCAATATATAATTTAATTAATCTGATACTTATACTCTTCCATCATAAAATATAAGTCATTACTTAACTCTCTAACTAGTCCTGTTTTTGTGTATACACAGGTAAAAGAGTCTGCTATTTCTTCGTCTTGTCTAAACACATATTCTAATGCAAAACTAGCATTATATGCTTTAATTAGCCCTTCAAACTCTTCCGCTGATTCTACATCTGGATAAAATCTCTTTATTAAGTTGGTAAAGTACATTATCTTATCTTCTCCAGACATATTTAAAATATCTTGAAGTACTTTGTCAGGTAGATTATGTAAAAATAAAGAACTGTCACTATTACTCATTTCGTTATCCCATAAAAAAGGGCACGACAATTGCTTGCCGTGCCAGTTATTGCAGTTAGTAATATAACTCTTAGGCTTCTAAAGCTTTTGGAGTATAATCTGTTGCAGAAATTCCGCGACGAGTTAACACAGTTTTAACACCGCGCTCACTTTTGCCAAATTGATCTGCTAACTCTGCAACACTCATACTGGTTGCCATATCTTCAATTCCTTCATAGGAATCGCTCTTAGCTGCTTTTTTATCACGCTGAGGTGCTTTAAGCTGCATAGAGAGAAGTTTTCCGCGAACGGAGTTTACAGATTTGCCAAGGGCATCTGCAATATCTTCTAAGAAAGCGCCCGAACCTGCCATATCAGAAATCTGAGCTTCTTCCGCCTCTGAATAGGTGCGTGGAGCTACTTTTTTCTCAGCTGGTTTAATATGAGCTGTCATTTCTAATGAAAGAGCCTTGCCGTTAACTTGACGAGAAGTTACTTCACGACCCCACTCACCAGTAAAGTGAGCTGCAATTTCTTCCGCAGTGTGTACACCGCTATTGCCTTCTAGAAATGAGGTTAAAGCGGCTGTTTCGTCTGCATCAAATGCAGGAGCTGCTTTAGGTTTTGTTGGAACGTCGTAACCAAGTTTACGAAGTTTTGCCGTTACAGAACGACGAGGAAAGTCAAACTCATCGCAAAGAGCGATAATAGTATCTTCCGTAATGCCGCCTGTGCATACTTGCTCCATACGAGCAACCATGTCTTCAGTATATTCAAATTTTGCCATTTTTATTCCCCTCTGGTTTCAAATGTTTTGTGTTATTAATAAATGTGAAACTTTTTGTTTCGATAAGATGATATTATCAAATATCAGTATACTTAGCAAGAAAAATATGAAAGTGTTTTTGTTTTTTGGTTGTTATTTTATAAATTGCTAAATTAATATATTTGTAATTTTATCTTATATTACTATCTTACCTTTTAAAGCATCAACAAGCAACTCTAAATTTGCTTTTTTTGTCAGGTTTAGACCTTCTATTTCAATTTCTAACATTTCTTCTATGTCTCTAATCATAGTTTTTACGCTACGCTTATCTTCTTTTTCTTCTTCTGGTTTTCTGTATATCTTCATTTGAACCAGCTTACTTATTACACTTCTGTGTCCTTTTTTAAAGTGATCTGCTACGTCATATACGTCTAGTCCTTGATCTACATATAATCTTGTTAGAACCTCTTCTTCTTCATCACTCCAGGCTTTATTAGACTTAGTAGCCATTAAGATTCTCCTTCATCTTCAAATAATTCTAGTTGTTTACTTTTAATCTTACTTAAATAAGTTTTGGTAAGTATATCCCCCGCCTTGTCTAGAAGGTGAGCAGCCATATCTACAAATTCGGGTCTTAAAGCTAATCCCTTTTTAGTAGGGAACCAGTTACCCGTATCTCCGTCTCTCATATACTCTCTTATATGAATATACTCTTGACCTCTAAATTCGTTTATAGTTATTTTTATAGCTTTATCTTCTGTTATATAACCTACAAAACCTAAATCAATTTCCATGAACTCTTTTTATCCTTGGATAATCATGTATCTTTTTAAGAGCATGATTATACATAATTCCTGCTTCTTCCCAGTTTTTTATTTTACTACTTTTAGGAATAGCACGTTTCTTCGTATCGTATAACATTTTCATTTTAGATATCAAGTCTTGAACTTCTGGTTCTACTAACCAAGTATGAGAGCCCATTAAGTTAAAGCTATCTCCTGGTTTGCCTGCAAAAATATTATTAATGTCTACGATTTTTTGAGAAGACTTTATTTTGTAATCTGTAACAAATTCATCAGTACAGCCTCCTCCAGTAACTAAAGGAATAGTCCCACAAGCTATTGCTTCTTGAACAGGCATTCCAAAACCCTCTCCTCTATAAGGATGAACTAGTACGTCCACACTTCTATATAAATCTGCCATATCTTTTTCTGAATAAGGATCATCTATATAAGTTATTTTAGCTAAGTTATTAGTGTACTGTAGTTTAATTAATTGTTCTTGTAAGGCTGTTTTTCCATAAACTTGAGGGGTGTCTTTTACTATAAGCTCTACGTTATCTTCTTTTTTAAATGTATTAGCCCACGCTTGTAGTAATATATCAAAACCTTTTCTATATTGATCACATCCTACAAATAAGAAAGTATATTTATCTCTTTTAGGAGTATCTCTGTCTACATAAAAAATACTTGGATCATACCCTATAGGGATACAAAAAAGCCTTTCTGGGTTAATACCGCCTTCTTGATATACTGCACCTGTCCAGCGAGTAAAAGTAATAAGAGCATCTGCAAAAGTTTCAAATTTGTATTGCCACTCAAAAGGCACTTTTGTAAACTCCCAAGGCTGTATGTATACTACTTTTGTATCATTAGAATGAGGCCATCTCCATATAGGAGGATAACTATGCCTTATTTGTATATCAGGAACTACAGCAGTCTCCTCTTTAGGAAGTAAATTTTCTAAGTTTTGTAATGTTTCTTGGCTAAGTTTAGCCTCTGAAGTAAAACTATCTATAGGAGAAATAACTACATTGTTATACTTAGATAATTCAATAGCTAAGTACCTATTTACAATAGACAAAGAGTGGTTATCATAAAATTTACCTATAATTTCTAAATTCATATTATTTTGCATACATAATCACCGCTTGTTCTTTACAATAGTTTAGTAGGTCTTTTTCTTTAATTTTTAATAGAGACTCCCATTGAGGGCCCATATTGCTAGTTTTAAAGTTTTTTAATTGTGTGTAGTTGTTAATATCTACTTTAGCTTGTATATCATAAAACGGGTCTTGTTTACTCTCAATACTGTGTCCAAAGTTATTAATTTTTAAATCTAATTCATTTTCTGGTCTACAGAAGCTCCAATGTAATATCGACAAAGGCGATTGAATTCTTTTTTGATTATTAGTCCATCTACAATAATTAAATGTATTATGTTTTAAAGTAGTAAAACCTTGAACTTCATTATTAGGAATACTCTTTCTATCCTCTTTTGATATCACTAGTATTTCACCGTCCCCAACTCTTTTATAAGGCAAAACCCAATAAAACATTAAGTCTACATCATAATTCTCTACTATAGGACAAAACTTATTAAAAAAGTCATCTGCATTTATTAGTATTTCATCAGCATCAAAAGAAAAAATCCAGTCGTTAGAACATTGCTCTTTTAAAAAGTTTCTTTCATAGTTATCATTTTCAATAGGCACAGCGCTTCTATGAAAGTTTCCTTCTACTACTTCTATTTTATTATCACCATCAATACTACTTAGCTCTTTCCATAACTTATCTTCATCAAAAGAAAACTTATTACCGCTCCAAGATATTCTATCTTTATCTAATCCTAATATTATTTCATCTACATAGTTATAATAACTTTTTATAGAACTTACTAAATAACTAGCATCGTAAGATATTAGACTGATTACACTTTTTTTACGCATTTTCAACTACTCTGTCTACTGTTTCAAATTCTTTTTTGCCTATCCATTTATCCATGAATATTGATCTATTTATAGACCATTTTTCTTGAAGATTCGGATTTTGAGCTAATAGTCTTTTGTTATCTTTTCCTTCAAAATGAAGTAACGGAATACCCGTTTGATAAATTTTATGGCCAGCGCGGCGGGCAGAAAGACACCAATCCACATCACGATAGTAAGTCCAATAGAACTCAGGATCAAAATTACCAACGGAATTCCTAACAGAAGCTTTGAGGTAAACTCCGCCCATAGTAACCCAGGCAACTTCTCTGACTTTGTCGTATTGGCCCTCATCGATTTCCAATTCTTGATTTGCTTTTCCATCATAGAGGTTAAGTCCTCCTCCGAAATGTACTGCTTCACCATTTTTACTAAATCTCCCACCAGCGTGCTGAATTATATATTTATTTTCCTCAGTTTTTTGAGGATATAAAAGTTTCATTCCAAATATATCAGCTTCTGGATATTTAACTACAGTATTTATTAATTCTGTATACCATTTATTTTCTGTATCCTCTTGAAGAGGCAACATATCTGCATGTAATATAATTACATCTCTATGCTTATGTTTATTCCATAGATACTGATAAGCCATATCACTGCCTATCTGACCTGTATCTTGCCAAAACTCATATTCAAGCTTCCATCCAAGGGCGGCTTTTAATTGTTGTATCTCTTGTTCAAATAAATAAGGAACTATAATAATAGGATTAGGAGTTGTCATTATAAATATCTAACCAATTTTTAAATTCGTCTAATACGCTCTCAGCGCTATGAGTTTTAGTACAAGCAAAACTAGTACTAGTATGGGGGCAATGTCTAGGCCAAAAAGTAAAGTTAGCTGTTGGATTGCCAGGCTCTGTGTTAGTATCGGCATCTTTACTTAGTTTAGGAACTACACACTTAAAATCTCCACAATGATTATTAGTAGACGGTTTTATAGTTTTATGATATCCATCAGAATAAAACTCAGGACTATCGTACTCTGTAGGAAACACACTAGGAATACTAATAGTATTTACGTCCATAGCTGCAGAAGCATGCACTAAAGATCCTAAAGGAGATATAAATAAGTTTTGACGCTTTAATATCTGTAAAGATTGATATAAATTAAAATTTCCACACTCTATGCCTAAAAAAGATAGCTCATGTTCTATATTTTTATTAGTCAGTATCTCTCTTATGCCTTGTATTATATCTAATCTCATTGTTTCTGACTGTAATTTTCTATTCCAGTCTAAAGGGCCTGACATACCTATTCTTAATATTTTATCATCAGGCTTAACAGAGTCTATGTTTAGTATGGTGTTACCGTCTAAAAACTGATCTTCGGTAATGTATTCTTTTATAGGTAAATTAGCACTCTTAGAAATTCCTAAATCTGAGAACCAACGCCAGTGTAAAAACATTTTATCTACTTTTTTAAACTGATCTTCGCTTTTATTTAAGTTTACGTTTTTTACTTGACCTCTATTATCAAATTCTATTAATCCTATAGAATCTAACCAAGGCTGTTTACTAATAACTTCTAAAACTTCTGATATACCACTAGGTTGCTCATGAGTAGTAAGCATAAAATTACTTCTTAAACAATAACTTACTAAATGATCAGGGTTGTTTTCTTTATATCTTCTAGCAGCATTTATGCCTAGAATTACGTCTCCGAATGCTTGTGTATTTGCAAATAGTACATGAGTCATTTATTAAATAGCCTATCTGTCCATGTTTTAGGTGTTTTATCATTTATTATTTCTAAATCTATATGATAATCAAAGTCTCTAGTAGTTTGGTCTCTCATCCACACCACAGTATCTCTTATAGTTTCTTCAATATCTGTGTCTGCTTTATAGTTTAGTACATCCTCTGCCTTATCAGTAGATACCCAAGCATTTTTTACTTCTCTAGGTCTTTCAGGGACAAAGTTTATTTCTGCAGTTTTGTTAAAATATTTAGCTACTTTATTTGCTAGTGCTGCTATAGAAGTTTCGGTTCCATGGCTAGGACCTATATTAAATACTTCTTTGCTTTCTATTTTATCTCTTTTATTATAAACTGTTACAAAAGCTTCTACACAATCTTTTACATGAGAAAAAGATCTTTTTTGTGTTCCGTCACCATAAATATATACAGGTTTATCTTTAGATATTAGGTTTGCAAAAATACTCATAACGTTTCTAAAAGGATCACTATAGCACTGATGAGGGCCACACACATTATGAGGAACCATATGAAATACTTTTATTCCATGAATGTCACTCATTAAATTTAAATGCTGCTCTGCGTGTAATTTAGCTAAGCCATAAGGATCTACAGGATTAGGAGTATGATCTTCTTGAAAAGGAGGATTTCCTTCGCCATATCTTGCCATAGAAGTGGTATTTATAAACATAGGTACATTATTACTTACAGAAGCACTACACACAGAAGCTGTTCCTGCATATATGTTCTCAACTATTTTTTTAGGAGAAAAAACACTTAAGCCTTCGTGTGCTAAAGCAGCACAGTGTATTACAAGCACAGGAGAGTAAATACCCATTACATTAGACAGCTCTTTAGTATCTAGTATGTCTTGTTCATAATAAAAAAAGTTTTTATTATCAGGCATATTGGTTATATAACCACCTATTAAAGAGTCTATACCTATTACTCTGTATCCTAACTCTAAATACTTATAACATAGATGACTACCTATTAAGCCTGCAGATCCTGTAATTACAACTGATTCCATACGTCATTCCAATCTACTAAGGGGGTTACACAATTATCTTGTAGGTGCGTAGCAGTGCCAGGCAAAGGACAAACAGCTACGTTCTGTCTAAAAGCTTTCCAGGTCCAAGAGTCGTCTGAAAACAAACCTGCTTGAAGTATAGAAAACTTAAAAGGTAAGAATGTTTTTCCTTTTGCGGCTAAAGTTAAAGTAGCGCTGCTAACTGTTTTTAAATGGCAGTCAGGTCCTACTAGTACTTCTACTGTTCTGTCTTTATCAAAATACCTATCTGGATAATCATAAGGCAAATAAAAACCTTCATACCCTGCTTTAAAAACATTTTTCATAGTTTTTATGGCAGTTTTAGTATGAAGGTAATCGTCTTCGCATAAATATATTAGCTCTTCAGTATTTGCTTCTGCTATTTCTATTAAATTTTCCATTAATGGAATACAAGTATTTATTGTAACAGGATGATACTGAGGATAAGGATGCTCCCCAAACGGAGGTACTTCAGTTCTGTTAGGTATATCTTTTATTTCTAATTTAGTAGGTATAGAGCAGGTTTCTCGCATCCAAGATTTAGTTTCTTCAGTAACTGTATCTGCTAATACTATAATCTTATCGTCCCAGCCTTCTAAATCTTGTTGTAAAGAAAGCCAGCATTTTCTAAAGATTTCATCTTTCTTTTTTCCATTCCATCTAGCTTTATCTTGTGAGCCGTCTGATATACTTCCTGGAGACTTATTAGCTTCTGAAGCTCTATATATTATTATCATTTTGTTACTTTTTTTCTTGAGAAATTTCTATATTCATCAATAATACTTATAATATAAGGATCTAAAGGTTCTATACCTTCTCTTACAAATTTTTCTATTTCATCTTTTTGATTATTATTAAAGTTATTTTTATAAATAGAAGAACGATATACTCCTCTTGTTTTAGAAGGATTACCAAACACTTTAGAGAAAGGTTTTACATCTTTTATTATGGGCGAAAATGTTCCTATAAAAGAATGACTACCTACTGTAGAGTAATTCTGTACATGAGCATTATACTCTATATAAACATTATTTTGAATAACACTATGAAAACCTAAGTAACAACAACCTGTTATAGTATTATTATTGCCTATCAAAGTATCACTATTAATAGTAGTACTTGGGCCTATATAATTGCCACTTCCTATAACAGTATTCTCTCTGTAACCAGTTGCGCAGTTAATAACACATGCTGAAAGTATGGTATTGTTTTTACCTAGAGATATTCCATATTTATCATCTTTTACTAAAAACACCACTGAAGGGTCAATAGTATTAGAAGAATCTATAGAAAATTCTATAATAGCTTTGGAGGCAGAGTATACTTTCATAGTGCTATTCAAAATAATGAGTGTCACTTTTTCTGTTGCTAGGCAAGTGACCAGCCCCCTTAATCATGCAGCTAGTGCGTAATTAGATGGTGCAAAGTTATCGTTTGCGTTTGTAGTTTTTGGCTGAATATCGTAGGCCAACACGGTAATCTACTCTCATCTCTACACACCTGTCGATCCTATATCAGCCCCATCATAAAGACATTATCATAAATGATACTATAGTATTAGTAAACCCTATTTTACGTCGATTACTAATACTATGATGTTAGTTAAAATGTCCTTATGGTGGAGCTGTCGGGTACCGCCCCCGAGTCCAGTATGTATGTTGAATTGTATCAACGATTACAAAAAAGAGGTTTAAAACGATAGATGTATCGAAGTTAGTGACCTCTTAATTCCTTATTTATTTTTTGTCTTATTTTCTTATTAGATAGTTGTTTTAGTTTCTTTTTCCATGCTTTAGACAGTGCATGCGGTATTACTCCGTTTTTAGGATTCATTTGTATCCTCCTATAAAGAAACTATACTAGTACTTCCTTTTTCCTTATTAATAATCTTACTATTATAATTTCTAAGCCTATTAAACCGGCTAGGCCGTCTATAAGGTGCAAACTTTAAAGGATTATTATGGAGTTTTTCTACAGCTTCATTGATAATTTTATCTTTTTCAGTATTCATGCGTTACTCTCTTTTTTATTATATAGTTAATATTAACACTAAAAATAGTAGTTAGCAACAAAAATTTAAATTTAAGATTTGGAGTTTGGTGTATTTTTTTGCTTCTTTGTGTAGCCTGCTTTTCTTTCTAACTTTTGCATAAGAGCTTGTCTTTTAGCTTCTGCTTTTCTGTACCTAGCTTTACCTGCTTTTTTAGCTTCTCTAAGTTTTTCAGATTTAGAAACATAGTAACTTTGTCTTTTAGCATCTATATAGAACCCATCGGCATTTAGTTTTCTCATCATAATTTTATATGCTTTAGAGACATCATTATTATATTTTTTTATACTTATTTTCATTAATTTACCTTTATATAGTTTTGTATCCAAGAAGATAAGTGACCTGCAGAATATTTACCTATAAGTTTGGATATAACTCCATTATTTTTAGTTACCACAAACATAGGTGTTGTAATATTTTTTGAGAGGTCTGCACTGTTTACACTTTCTGTATTAATTCCTAGATCTTGCAGTGTGAGCAGTTCTCGTTGCACATAGGTTTTATTAAATTTGTTAAAATATCCTGTAACCTTCTTCAACTTATTTCTCCTATTAGTCTGACACTTTTTAAGAGTAGACATATTTTGATTTAATTTTATTCTTGCCATTTATAATTTTTCATGCTAATATTAATTTATAACAACAGGTAAGCAAATAATATGAAAGACTATCAGAATGAATTGAGCCGTTGTCTATCCGTAGTAAAGTGGAATCCTAATGAAGCACTCTCTGAGATGAACCTCTTAAGAGACGAAGCATTAAGTTCTCCTTTAAAAGAAAAACTTTGGAAGCGTAAAGCTCGTGAAATAAATAACTTTTTAGACTCTTTAGAAAACACACGTTACTATAAAGAATCTGAATTCTGGAAAAACTCAAAACCAAGTAGGTTAATAATATAATGAATAAGTATCAACAAGACTTTAACTCTTTGAAAACACTATTAACTAGCTCTTTTACCTCTGTAGAAGATGTTGTAAAGTTAGTTAAACCACTTTTGTTAAAGATGAATAATCCAACCTTTTATAAAAAGTATTTATACACTAAGCCCGAAGAGGCTTACGGGGGAGTAGGGAGTTATTCCAACAATATGTTTACCATATTTACTAACGAGTGTATCAAAATTATTAATGAATGTCAAGACTTAAATGAAATGCTCAGGAAGCTACAAGTAGAATACTCATGGACAAATCGACACTCCGAGCCCTACTGGTTTAAAAATACAAAAAATACTTAGTATAAGTACAAATAAAATCAGCTGCAGGCTACTCTTGCGGCTGTTTTTTATTAACATAAGGGGAGTAGTGTATGATAAAATCAATAACTATTTTTTTATTATTACTTAGTGCAAAGACCGTGCTGGCAGATACGAGTAAAGAAATAGAGTGCTTAGCAAAGAATATTTATTTTGAAGCACGCAATCAATCAGTAAGAGGTCAAATAGCTGTAGGAAACGTAACCATAAACAGGGTAAAAGATAGTAGATTTCCAAACTCAGTATGTAAGGTCGTAACTCAAGCCAAAAAAGACAAAAATAATAATATAATACTTAACAAATGCCAATTTAGTTGGTATTGTGATGGAATAAAAGATACTATGTTAAATAAAGAGGTAAAAGAATTTTCTTTTAAACTTGCTAAAGCGTTAATTTTAGGGCAAATATCAGACGTAACACACAACTCAACGCACTATCATAGTAAAAAAGTCAAACCTTATTGGAGTAGCCATCTATCAAAAACGGTTACTATAGAGGATCACCATTTTTATAGGTGGGAAAAATAAAAATTTAAGATTGACTAACATAATAAGCGTTTGATACAATAAAAAATGATAGAAGAAAGTAGTTTAAGCGATGATGTTAAAAAGAATATAAACTGGCTGCACGAAAGGTCGCAAAAAACAAAAAGTGATCTAGAAACACATGAAGCTGTGTGCGCAGAACGTTATATTCACATTAGTCAATCTTTATCGGCTCTAAATGCAAGTATAGAACAAAGTAATAAAAGAATACAAGAACTTCACGATACTGTGTCAGCTAGTAAAGTAAGTTTAAAAACTCTAATGTTCATAGGTTCTTTCATATTAGCAATTTCAGGATTTATTTATACTATTATAGGGATAATTAATCAAGCACCATGACTAAAGAAAAAGAGTTATTAAAATATCTATTATCTAGTCCTCCTATGGATGTTTATAACGAGGATAACATGGATATTCAAGAAAGCAATTTAGAGTTAGTAGAGCCTAGACCTATTAAAGCTGATGAAGAAGAACTAGAATCTAGAGAAATAGGTTCAGCTAACTTGTTTTTAGCTTCTGCATTTCTGAGCACTATAAATGACATCGATTTACCGGCTAAATCAGACGAAGATGTTACTAAAGCTCAAAAACTATGGCAACAATGGATGACAGAACTTAAAGAAGATAACTTCTTACGAGAAAAACCTAATACGTTACGAGAAAGTTTTAAAATTGTTTAACTATGAAAAGTGTTTAGAAGCGTATAATATAGATAGAGAGTCTGGAAGAGTATACAAAACTCCTGATGGTGAGTACCCTAGTATAACTACTATTTTAGGAGCAACTTCGAATAATTCTTTTTTACATAAGTGGAGAGAAAGAGTAGGCGAAGAAGAAGCTAATAGAATATCTAAAGAAGCTACTGATAGAGGGACTGCAGTACACGACTACATAGAGCAGTACTACTTACAAGAAGATAGAGTTTTTAGCGACTGGTTTGTATCTTCTGGCCTTTCTAAAGAGCCAAGAAAAATTAAACAACCTGCTAGAGACATTATAAAAGAGTGTGATAGAAATAACTTTACTCCCTATGCTCAAGAAATACCTCTATGGCATCCCAAACTAAAATTTGCCGGAAGAGTAGATGGCATTGGATTATGGAATGGTGTACTATCTATAATAGATTTTAAAACCTCAAAAAAGAAAAAATACACCTCTCAAATAAAAAACTACTATATACAAGCTACTGCATATGCTGTTGCACATAATTATTTATTTAACACTGCTATAAATAATTTTTCAATAGTTATTGGAGTAGATGAAAAAGAATCTCAATGTTTTACAGGTAAGGTAGTAAATTTTATACCTGAGCTTAAATATAGAGTTAGATCTTTTTATAGTCAACAGAAAGGAAGTTAATATTAAGAACTCTTTAAAACAACAAGAATACTATCGTCTGATAGAAAAATATGACTTACTATTTTTAACAGGCGCCGCGGGTACTGGGAAAACTTATGTAGCATGTAACTCAGCTTTAAATTTTTTAGAAAGAGGTCTTATTGAAAAAATTATTATAACAAGACCGGTTGTAGCTACAGAAGATATAGGTTTTTTACCTGGAACTTTAGAAGAAAAAATAAATCCTTTTATGGACCCTATACTAGGAGTATTATCAGAGATTTATAATCCTAAAGAAATAAAAAGGATGGTTGCTAATAATGTTATAGAGGCAGTTCCCTTAGCTTATATGAGAGGAAGAACTTTTTCTAACTCTTTTATAATACTTGATGAAGCTCAGAATACTACTCAAAAACAGATGAGTATGTTTTTAACTAGATTTGGCAGAAATATTAAGTGTTGTGTAACAGGAGACTTATTACAATCAGATTTACCTACTAGAGAAAATGGATTAAACTGGGCATCCTCAAAACTAAGCCCCTCAGAGTTAGTAGCTTTTCTTACTTTTACTAGTGATCACGTTGTAAGAAGCCCTTTAGTCAAAGAAATTATGAGATATTTATATGCAGAAGAAACGTCGTATCCCATTAAAAAAACTTTTAGAGCTGGAAGCCTTGAGTCTATTGCCCCGAGAGAGGTCGTTAATAGTTAGTATTAAAAAGGCTCAAAGGGATTATCCTCAAATAACTCCCAAAATGTATGCTGCATTTAATGGTATATACGATAGCTATTTTTATACAGGAGAAGAGTAATGATAAGTAAAGAAAGATATTGTAAGTCTTGCGGGCATAGATGCCACTGTTATTCTCCTGATTGTTCTGAGTGTAAAAATGATGTATGTATAAGTTGTAAATGTTCTGCTAACGAGAAGAGCTTTTGGCCTGATAATCCAGGAGAAGCATACTCTATTTAAGGAGATTTTTATGCCCGTAAAAAAAGTAAAAGGCGGTTATAAGTGGGGAACCACTGGAAAAGTTTACAAAACTAAAAAAGCTGCAACTAAGCAAGCTAGAGCCGCTTATGCAAACGGTTATAAAGGTAAAAAAAGGAGAAAATAATATGCC